GGGGAAAGGTTAGTATTTAAAGTTCTAACTGTGAATCTAAAAGTATTTGCTGTAGTGTGCCAGTATGGCCCAATCGCAGAACGTGTCTGGTTTAATGGTTGAGGCTCGTGTTGGTTCCCAGTACTGCATCAGATGCCCTAGCCCTTTCTTTGCCAGTGCATCCCAGCCACCCAGTGCTTCCAAAACTCGCCTGTCGAGCCCAACGCGATTAAGTAAGTCCTTGTTATTGAGTTCTGTCCTAGTTGCATCAGCCGTTGTGAGCTTTGGCCAAGCTGCTAACTTGGGAGGCGCCCTGGTTGGTGGCTGTACCAGTGTGTGCGACTTCCGCACTGCTCTTGTGTTATATCCGTCCCTCTGGGCTGTCTTCCCGTCTGTTGGGTTCAGCAGTGATGCGTGAGAGTCGGTGGCCCAAGCCCACTTGATTCGTTCCAGATCCGGCTTCTCCAATTTTTGCAGGATATGCCAATCTCGCTTGATCATGTCCTGCACGCCATTGGTCGGTAGCTTGCGTACGGTATTGAATTCTCGTGTGACCTCCGTATTTGATGGAGCCTGCGCCTCCCAAGCCCTGAGATCCGCATCCTCCCAGAACAGCCGGTTTAGGGCCATTGCCTCATGGTGCCAGCTGCGTCGTGATATCCCGTCATTAAAGTAAGTATCTAAATAACCAGCCAACAGTCTCCTGGTGAACTCCCAATCTGCTCCTCGCGCTACCATCTCTGCTCCGAAATCGGACACGCTGGTAACAGCTGTGTCCCAGTATTTGCCTGGCATGGTATACCAGTTACCTGTCGAGAGTGCCGACACGTTCCTAGCCAATGGCTTAGACGGGTCTGGGTTCCCGGTGGCAAACCTCTGCAGGAATTCATGCCACTGGAACGACACCAGCTGCTTCTTTGGGTTCAGTGTCCAACCGAACAGCTGATGGCCTCCTAAATAGGCCACTGTGGATGCTAACCCAGTCCGTTTTGCATCTTCATCGTCGCCACAAATGCCGGCCCAGTCATGTTTGAACTCGGCATGGAATTGCTCCTCAGCCCAAGCTACGACTATATCTGAATAAGCTGCATGCAGCAGCGTGTTATCTCTGGCTGTGTTCCTGTGCCCTGAGAATAGCCCAGAAAATACGCGTGCGCTGTAGCCGTGTCGCTTGATGAAAGAGCGCTTCCTGGTTTGTGCGGATGCGAGACCCAACAGCAACCTCATGTTGCGCGTTTCCGTTGAACTATTTGGCACTGCGCGAATTAAGGCATAATCAACCAGCATCAGTTCCCAAGTGTTATGTTCCTTGTTGAAATCTGAGTAGTCCAGTGAGAGCCAGTGCTGATGTGGCCTCGTTGATGCGCTTTCATTCACCCACTCGACTACGTCAGCTGCTGCTTGCCGGGCCATGAGACCCCGGCCGACCATTTTCTTCTCCACATCGCGGCTGATGAAGGCATCCCTGGTGTAAGTTAAATCATCCTGTGCATACAATGCTCGCTGTTTGAACCCTGGCTCTGGTTTTGTGGATCCTCTAAAGACACCTGTTGGTGCAGCCAGGGCTCTGAACAAGTCACCGTTTGTCAATGCTTCAGCCACGGACTTCTTACTCGGCCTGGCTGCTTTTGAGTCAAGAGTGGATGTGTCCACCCGCGTGCGTAACGATGAGCTGCCTGAAGCAGTCCACCTGCTGCGGGACATCCACCACACTTCTGGTGTTTCATCGTAGGCCACGTTCGCCTTGCCCCTGGAGACTGTTTCCTGGCACGTGGTTTCTAAAGCCTGCCACAATTTGCATGCATATTTGTCCATGGAAGAAATACCCTGTTGTGGCCAGAACCTCAGTACCAAGCCCTTTTTCATCTTAGTTTCTTCACTAGCGTAATCCGCATCGGCAGTGGATCTGCCAGCCAGCAGATCACATTTTCTGAGCTCAAGGTAGATCGCACCTGTGACATCTTCTGGACTAACTGCCATCACTGCTCTGGCTGCTTCAAGTGCTGGTTTGAGCGTGAGCCACTTCTGGTGTGGCATGCAGTGGAATTTCTTTTCAAGGATGAATTGTCTGGTTGGGCCTGAGACCATTGCGATATATGCTATCAATGCGGCGACATACTGCTGAACAGCCCCGAGGTTCACTGCCATCAACTCACGTACCCAGTCTGGCATAGTGGTGAAGCATGCAAGTACGGTGGTCAGCGTTAGTGTTGGTCGGCCGATCATCATGGAATCAAACTGCACATAATGGTAACGGAGCCATTCCTGCGGTGGTTTACGTGGTATCCCCGCAGTTGCAGGCTGCTGTATTGAGGCTAGTATCTCTGCCGTCTCCCAATTGGGGTACTGGTTGAGCAATCGCCGCCATTCTACAGGCAGCGCGGGTTCATAGATATTACTCAACACTGCCGCTCTGCAACATGTGGCCGTCGAGCTCCCATCTATTATTCTTGTGAAATCCCGGTAGCTGTGAAGACAATGGGCTGTGAGCTCTCTGACTCGGTGACCATGGGGGCAGCTTGTGTAGTAGCTGGTTGGTGACCGACTAAGCCAGTTGCGGTAGCAGATTGCTCCGAGGCAAAATCCGCTGTCTTCATGTCAGCCTCGACTTCCTCCGGCGGTTGCCCTTCAGCGAGGGCAGGATCGTTGTGACCGTTGGCCGCTGCTTCCCGCGCAAGTGCCTGCGGCGTCGGCGTGGCCACTGACCAGTGCATTTTGCCAACTGCCTCCTCTGCTTTGAGCTTGGCAAATGCCATCAGATCAGCGGTGGTCTCTTGAGCACTCAGCCAACTCTGCGCAGAGCCGCCTGAAGCCAGCTGTGACCTGAGTGCACTCTCCAGCTGTGGCCCGCCTAACTGCTCCGCCTTTGTCCTAGCTATGATCAACTGCAAAAGTTTGTCCCGCGCTGCTAAGGCATCAACATCGGAGAGGACAGCGTTCTCTAGACCTGCCATGTACGTGTCCAACTCCCGCTCAGTCGCACCTTTGAGTTCTTCCAATGAGAGCGTTGGGTCATCAGTCAGTTGTGCGGCTATGGAACGCATCCCTGAAGCCATTCGACCAAGGTTAGTGCGTATAGCAGCTGTCTCAGCTGCTTGCGCGACATTGTCGCACAACATGGCCAGCCCTTCAATGACTAATGTGCGTGAATCTGGATCAATGGCCTTGACAGCTTCAATGTGGTCAATCTCATCTAGGGTCTGGGCCAGTTTGCGCACTGCATCCATGAAGAGTCCTGACCTTGTCAGATCCGCACCCAGCCTCACCATTGATTCATACTGCTCCGGGAGATTCTCATATTGTGGCAGATGGGATGACATCATGATCGCGATCTGGACCGCATCGTCTGCAAGCCTCTGCGCAAGGGCACCTGCCTCTGCTTTTGAGGCTGCTTCATCCTTGCTGCGCTGTATGGCTTCCGGGCTCATGGCTGTCCTAGCAACCTCAGCTTCACGTATTGCTTTGTGTAGTAGAACATTGTCATCGTCGTCCTGGTTTCTGATGGTCAAGGGGTCTACATGCCACTCCAGCTTCCAAGTGGTCTCAGGACGCTTGGCCATGGCACTCAATTTGACGATATCGAGTCCATCATCTATTCTTGCACGCAAAGAGGCGACCCCGCTTGCTAGACTGGTAATCGCTGGTATGCTGAAATCGCTCTGCCAGCCAGTTGACGCAGCAGCGACACGTGGCACTTCGATGAACTGCAATTTTTCACCATCTAGTATGCGCACTGCAATCCGGGCTGAGGTCGCCTCCATCATGAGAGTCATGAACCCATCTGCCTCATCTTCTCTTCCTGCGATCTCAGCAACGGGCTGCCACGTTCCGATTAGTGCGCTCACCAGCTTGACGGGAGCGAGTTTTGCTAAAACTGCTGCTTGGGTTGGGTAATTCCTGACCCACGGTAGGAGCTCAGCCCACTGCACAGCCCTCCTGGCCCAGCTGTCATCAAAAATGATGTTCACCTTGCTGGTTGTGAACCCATGATTTCGCAACAGCGCCGCCAGCGCACCAGGCCAGCCTGCTGTAGCAGCCAGTTGATCTAAGGCTGCAGCGTAGCCACCTCCTCTACCCGAGGAAAGCAATTTTTCCCATGCAGCCGCTATAGTTGGCATCGGACGGCCATTTGCTGCAGTGAGATGGTGCACGCCTGCCCCATGCCGCAGTGTATTGATTGTAGTCTCAAATATCATGCGACGCAATGTGCCCTCATAGACTGAGTGCAGTGCGGGTACCATTGCACCTGGCAATGTGTATGCTGCCACGGAAGCAGGACCCGTAAGTAAGTAGCCAGCTATGCCGGCCGCCATGTCGGAAGTCGGCACTACGTATGATTCCCTGTAGCTTGCTGCAAGCGCTGGTCTCATCATGAGAAATGACATTGTTTTCAATGCCTGTTCGAACGCTGTAGGACAGTTCATGGTGGTAATATAATGCTCCACAAGAGCTGCCACAGTGTCATGCTCTATGCTGTTGAGCTGCGCTCGCACGATGCCGGCTTCACGTCCCTGCACTAACACGACTGGATTGTTCAATTTGGGCAGATTGGGTGTGAACGTCTGGCCATTAAATTCGACAGTCATGGGGTTTGCAATGTACGTTGCCACTGCAATAAGCTCATCGTCGACAATACTGCTATCGCTATCAAGATAGATAACGTCGCGCCGGGCATGTACAATCTTGGACAGTGAAGCCGCAAACCCGGCTTGAGTGTAAGTGGAAACCAGAGTACCCTGGTACGCATCGGATATGCCCAGTGCAGAGCCAGTGGTGGCCTCAGCAAATGCTGTCAAACAGTAGTAATATGCAAGTCTCATGAGCCAGTTCGTGTCATTGAAATTGCCATTGAGCAGCTTTGCGATCTTTCCTGCCAGTCTCTGTGTGTCGGTACCGCCCAACGCGCCCTGATACATTTGTGTCAATCCAGCGCGAGCCCTCTCTGACGCAGTGGTTTTTCTATCATCTTGCAGTGCCGCAAATGCGGGCTGCAGCAACAGTGGCTGCCTTGGTCCAATCTGGTAGGCCCACCGGACGTTTGCCAGCCCAGTGGGGTTCCACATGCGGCCTACTTTATGGCGGGTCGTGATGCCCAACGTTGATGTGCCGTAGAGGACATATGCCATTGACAGCCCTTGCCGGGACAGCCTGCTGTAAAGACTTTTGTCAGAAAGCAGCCAATCCGCTGGTAGCCCTTCAATCCTTTCTGCCAGTTTCTCTTGTGTTTTTAAATTGATTATAAATTTTTTTGGTTTTGGTAGGTCGAGAATTCCAGTTATAGCTTGTGAGTAATCCATGATTCTTTCGTTGTTTATTGCTGTAAGCTTGCTTAAAATCTCTGTACCTAATCCCAGTTTGGCTCTCTGCGAGTTTGACCTGGTATTTTAACAACTGCTGCGATTTCCG